AATGCTGCTTTGATTTTGCTCATGTTGTACTCCCGAATCTTCCTGCCCATTCAGCCGCACGCGCTGACTCGTCGCTAAACCTGACGTTCTGCTCTGCACCGAAGGCATGGATGAGTGTGATTAAATCTCGCATCTCACTGACGCGCATTTTGCTTGTTGATTTACCGAGGACTACAAAGCCGCTCCCTGCCAGATTCGGCACCGCCTCCTGTCCGTTTAAGCTCGCGCTAAAGAGGTGTTTCCAGCTCTCCGGTGCCAGCTTCCGCCCATGCCAGATAACCTGCTCTGATATGTCATGCAGGCATGCCCATAAGAGAGCGTTTTGTTCGAGGGTTCTGGTTCGTTCGGAGATGGTTACTACGAGAGGGGTTTGGTTATTCGCTGATATCTGCTGGATGGCTTTTAGGCAGTTTTGCCGTATTCGGTTATCCCGCAGGATGTAGGTTTGTTTCTCCATCGCGTTTGTCTCGCTTTAATGCGTCGCTAAGTAATTTCCTGACACCATGACTCAGGCTAAGTGTTCCTGCGTGCTTCTGGGCGAAGCGACTGATGTCGATTGCCAGCTTATCCAGTTCAGCGTCTGATATGACGTGCTCAGAGCGTTTTAAGGGGATTACGTTGTTCATGGTTTGCTCCAGTAATCTTCAATTGCCGCGCCCATCCTTTGCATCCAGTTGGCCAGCCTTAACGCTGCTTCCCTTTCGCTGCCACATGGTGGGAAGCCATCAAATTTCATATCTGCCCGGTATTCGCCACGATATAGCTGACCAGTAATCACCAACTCTTGGTCAAGTAATCCGCCGCTACGCTTCTCATAACGAACAGTGCGCGAGGAGTGCTGAACAAAATAAACAGATTCTGTTTTGTCTGTTTTTTTATCGAGCTTATATGAAATCAACTGCACAAAGCTGCTCATACAGCCTCCGGCTTTGATGGGGCAGGCTGCCAGTGAGTAACTCTGTGAAGTTGCTCTTCCCGATCGCTCCACCACTCTTGTTTTTCGCTATCCCAATCTGCATAGCAGGAATACCCGCCTATCGCATTGTCACACCACACCAAAACAAAATTCATGTGATTGTATTCCGGCATCCGCTCACTGCACTTAATCCAGTCACCCATATCACTGCTCTCCGTTCTGATTGGTGGGCTGCTCCGGGATGATGCGGTAGGCGATGATGTCGGCACCAGTTTTAGTGAGGTAGTGGTAATATCCATGGGTCCAGATGTAATTGCCTGCCATCTCACCCTCTGCCACCCGCCCGTCTCTGTGTTTGATGTCAACGGTGGTGGAATCTTCGAGCGGGCATTCACCACCACCCCACTCAATCCAGCCATCACCCCGCTCCTGCTGCTCCAGTATGGGGAGTGCAATCTCAAGGGCTTGCAGGTAGCATTCCTGCGTCCTTCCAATTCCGCATCCGGTTATGGTCTGGCGCTGCAAGTCCTTGAGTAAATACTCGCAGAATTCAGCTGTTAGCTTTTTCATTGATGACCCCCATAGCGCCAGTCGTTGGCCGGCTGCTCTTTGTTTTTGTTGTCGGAATACTGCTGAGCCACATCGGTCTGATCGATGTTGATGAAGTGACCATTCTTCCAGCCCATGTAAAACGTCTGCGGCTGGCCGGAGCGGTACTTGCCGACGATGATTTCCGCAATCCCTTTCAGGTCGCTGTTGTCGTGATAAACCTCGTCCCGGTACGGGAAGATAATCACGTCAGCATCCTGCTCAATGGCACCTGATTCGCGCAGGTCTGACATCGTCGGTCGCTTGTCAGCACGAGCCTCTACGCCGCGGTTAAGCTGCGACAGGAGGATTACAGGGACTTTGTTGCGAAGGCAGAATTGCTTCAGCTTGCGGGTGATTTCGGCAATCGCCAGGTCGTTACGTTCAGCCTTTGGTTTCTTCATCAGGCCGAGGTAGTCGATCGACACGAAGCTAAGCCCGCCATCCATGTTCATGCGCTCTGCATGGGCGATGATTTCGTCAACGCTAAGCGTTTCATCCAGGACGTAGTTGTCTTCTTCCTGAAGCTGAGCGGAGGCGTTTGTCAGGCGGGTGTATTGCTCATCAATCATGTCCAGCGGGTTACGCAGTGAGCCGAGTGCGATGCCGCCGCGGTCTGCCACGAAACGCTCAACAACCTGCATATCTGACATCTCCATCGAAATCATCAGGCCCTTGCCCTTCTGCCGGCCGATTGAGTTCCCGATGTTGATTGCCAGCTCTGTCTTACCCATACCCGGCCGCCCAGCGATGACAATCAGGTCAGTGCGATCGAACCCGCCGTAAGCTTCGTCCATCGCCTCAATGCCGGTTTTCAGATACAGGCCAGACTCCTGCCCTTCCATGCGCTTTTCCAGCACCTGCATGTAATCCGTCAGCATGTCGCCAATGCGGCGTGGCAGCCGGTCAGTGGTTTCGAACTGAAGCTTTGAGATGATGCCGGTTGCTTCGGCAATGCTCTCGTTGATGTTCTGCGTGTTGGCGTTAGCCAGCATCTCAGCGGCCTTCGTGAGGTCTGCTGCTCCCTTTCGGAGCATCCAGCACTGGCGAACCAGCTTTGCCCACGCTTTGATGTTCGCAGCCGTGTTGCACTTGAAGCCAACGGTCATAACGTGGTCGCGCGTATCTTCCGGTACCGCCGCGCTAACCGTGAACGGGTCAATCGGTTCGCATTTGTTGATGAACCGGCAGATGACGGTGTAAATCTGGCGGAGGTGATGATTCGAGAACGCCTCAGCGGGAAGCTTTGCGGCGATGTCACGGCAGTCGATGTGATCGCCTTTGACCATCATCGAGCCAACCAGCTGCTGCTCGAAGTCTAAACTGTCCATTTCAGTCCTCCTGGCTGATTATTTTGTCGATACGCTCTTGGCGGAGAGCTGTTTCGATGCCGTATTTCTTTCCAGCTGGGTTGTCACCGCAGGCGTAAGGAGTCGGGGTATATCCGTACTCGATGTACCCGTTGATGAAGGTATCAATTTGCTGGACAGGACGTCCGGTCTCTTTGCAGTGCTTCAGGTGGGAGTCGTACAGACGCTTAATGCCGCTCTCGGTAGTCGCGCTTACGCTGACCATTTTTGGCAGTCCGAAGGTTTCGGCTTTGCGGTTCCAAGTGTCTTTCAGACGTTCACGATCGAATTGGTATTTGCTGACTGATTTGCGTTTTGGTTTTTCTTCAGAAACCGACGAATTCCCCTCTGGGGATATAGGGGTTTCTTTTTTCTTTTGAAGAGTTTCTTTTGTGTGACTCTGTTTTGGTGACACCCCTGTCACCGCTTTGGTGACATTTTCTGTCACCAATGTAGTGACATTATCACCAGTGTAGTGACACCCAGCCACGCGCCAATCTGAAACCTCTTTGTTGGGACCAATTTTATTGCCTTCGCGGATGATGACTTTCATCGCGATAAGCTCGTTCTTAGCCTTGTTAACTTTCTGGCGGGGTAGTCTTGTCAGCTCTGCAATCTGGCTGTCGGCAATGCGATCCATCTTCTTACCAAAGCCATATGTTTTACGGCAGATGGCATGTGCTACCTTGCTCTGATTCTTCGTCAAATCGGCACCGATAAGCTCGTCATACAGCGCATTGGCAAGACGGGTGAATCCATCTTCCAACTGAGCCACGCGACGCTCCATGCCCTCTGTAGAAGGGCGATAATCTGATAGTTTGCGTACAACACTCATTGCCCTGCCCTCTTCGTTTTGTGCTCTTCCAGAATCTGCCTCAACTTCTCAGCAACCTTCGGATTGAACGCTTTGCAGAATTCGACTCGGGCAAGGTTTTTGTGCAATTCCGCCTGGTACATAACGTGTTTCTTTGGCATAATTACTCCTGTGAATTGATCCAGTCATTTCGCATCAGGCCTCGAAGCTGTTGACGCAGCTATTCGGGGCTTTTTCTTTGGTGAGAATGCTTGCCACCTGTCTGGCTAAATGAGCCATCTCGTCATCAACAACACCCCATTCCAGTACTGCAAGAAGCATTGATAGCTTGGGGATCCAGTCTCGTTTCCAGCGGCTTATCTGAGCTTTATCAACCCCGACAGCTTCAGCAGCTTTCTCTGTGCCGATTAAGGCGATCTTGTTAAGCAAGGCGCTTTCAATGCGCAGTGCCTCGTTGCGTTTCTTTGCGCGTTCCATCAGTTAGTATTCCGTTTGTTGGTTAAGTAGTTACGTGACATTGCGGTGAGCAAGTCACTTCGGTTTTTGGGGGCCGAAACAGCCTCCGGTCAGATTGATAAAGAGCGGTGTTGCTTAAGCCGCTGTGTCGGCTGAATTCATGTATCGCTGCGGATAGAGAATCTGCATTTCGGTGATCTTCCCTTTGAAGAACCGGGACAACTTCTCTGCTGTTTCGAGAGAGGGAACCTGAATTCCCCTTTCAATCCGGCTGAGGTTTCCAACGTCAAGTTGCGTTGCGATGGCTACCTCAGAAATTGTCAGCTTTTTCTCTACACGCATTTTCCTTAATGGTGTTGGCATAATGCACCTCCTAAATGCGCTATACGCATAATATGCGAATTGAAAAATATGCGCAAGGCGCTTTGCGTGTCACGCATAAAAAAGGTTGAATACACGCCATGAAAATAGGCGACAAGATTAGACAGATTCGCAAAGCGAATAAGATGACCCTGACAGAACTCGCGTTGCGCGTAGATAGCGACGTGGGCAACCTGTCACGCCTTGAGCGTGGAATGCAGGGTTACAGCGATTCCCTTATACATAAGATTGCGGAAGCTCTCGCAGTTCCTGTATCTGAGCTATTCTCTTCCAATGAAGCTAATGATACTGTAGATTCATACAGCATCGGTTCCATTATAAAAAAGGGGAGAAAAGATGTGTACAGGATTGATGTTCTTGATGTTTCAGCAAGCGCCGGAGATGGTTCACCCTCGAAGGACGTCGTTGAAGTCATAAGGTCTATTGAATATGTTCCCGATCAAGCAAGGGTCATATTCGGTAACCGGCCGGAGTCATCCGTGAAGCTTATTAACGTTCGTGGTGACAGCATGGAAGGCA